CAGATTAGAGACCAACGTACAGGCTTTTCTAAAGCCTCTCTAGGGCTTGACCCAAAGCAGTTGCAGTCAACATCAACCAACGCTGTAAATGCCACTATACAAGGCGCACAGCTAAAGATAGAGATGATTGCGCGTGTCTTTGCAGAGACTGGGGTGAGAGATATGATGTTTAACATCCTACACCTTATTCAAAAGCATCAGGACAAGGCGGTAACGATACGCTTGCTCAATGAGTATGTGGATATAGACCCAAGAGCCTTTGCGAATGAGTATGATTTAGAGGTAAATGTGGGTCTTGGTAATGGCGAAGAAGACCAGAAAGCAGCAATGCTGGTACAGATTGCCAATAAGCAAGAGCAAATGCTTAGAGAATTAGGGATTAACAACCCTGTGGTAAAGCCATCGCAGTACGTTAATACGCTGAAGAAGATAGCAGAGATGGCTGGCTTTAAGAATACAGACCAGTTCTTTAGTAGTGGTGAGGCGTTAGACCAAGCAGCAGAACAAGCACAACAGCAACAACAGCCAGAGCAGAATATTGAACTTCTAAAGCTACAGGAAGAGTTGAAGCTAAAGCGTGAGGAAATGGAAGCCAAGATTGCACTAGAGAGAGAAGAAATGTTGGCAAAAATTGAGCTACGCAAGTTTGAATTTGAGGCTGAACTTAATCTACGGCAACAGAAACTCGCTTTAGGTGGCGATATATCGACTAATCTACCAACAGCGCAATGACAGACTTAGAGAATGAGCGTCACAGAGGCGCAAGAGCAAACGCTATAATGACTGACCCGTTGATGGTTGAGTCATTTGAAATGCTAAAGAATACCTACTTTGATGCGTGGGCAAATAGTGTGCCTACCGATACAGCAACGAGAGAGCATTGCTGGACGATGTACAACGCCATCAAGGAATTAGAAGGTCAACTGGATTCCGTCATTAAGACGGGAAAATTTGCAGATAAACAATTAACAAAAGGAGTTTAGGATGCAAGACAACCCTAGCAACCCTCAAGAGGGAACTGGGAACTTATCGCACAATGATGCGGTAAACCTATTATTGGACACGAATAGCCCTTCCGAAGAAGTAAGCGAAGTCCAGCCAACAACCGAAGTGGAGACTGAAGAAGTTGAGGCGGTTGAAGAACAACCAACCGAAGCAGAAGCAGAGGAAACAGAGGCAGAGGAAGTCATTGAAGAAGAGGTCGAAGAGACCGAACCTGAAGAGACCCTCTACAGAGTGAAAGTGGATGGTGAGGAGTATGACGTTAACTCAGAAGAACTCATTAAAAACTATCAACTTGAAAAATCGGCTCAGAAAAGACTACAAGATGCTGCGGAACAACGAAAAGAGTTAAACAGCAAGGAAGCGTCTTTAGAGCAAGAGCGTCAGAAATATGCTCAAGTCCTACAAGTGTACGAACAACAGTTAGCACAACCTCAACAAGCAATGAGTCAGGAACAGTTAGCGCAACTGAAAGCCGAAGACCCCATTGCGTACAATACGTATTTGGTTGAGGAACAGCAAAGACAAAGCAAACTGCAAGCTATCCAACAGGAGCAGCAAGTTGTGAAGTCGGAGCAACTAGCGAAACAGGCTGATATATTACTTGATCTAATCCCAACGTGGAAAGACCAAGGTGTAGCAGCTAAAGAAAAAGGCGAATTAGTCGGTTATTTGAGAAGTCAGGGCTTTTCGACTGATGACATAAATAACGCAACTGATGCAAGGATAGTAAACATGGCACGAAAAGCACAACTTTACGACAATCTACAAAGCAAAGCGACTGTGGTAAAAAAGAAAGTGGTTACTGCGCCTAAGATGGTGAAGGCTGGACAGCCCAAGCCTCGTACAAATGTACCAGACAAGGCACGAAAGGACGCTTGGACAAAGCTTAAAAAGACAGCCAGTAAAGATGCTGCTGTCGAATATCTTTTAACCAAGTAGCTATTTAGGAGAAAATAAAATGGCAACCTATGCAACCGCAAATGCGATTGGGCAGAGGGAAGACTTGTCAGACGTAATCTATAGGATTGACCCTGATGAGACACCTGTGTTTTCCAACGCACAAAAAGAAGTAACCAAAGCTGTTTCCCACGATTGGCAAGTCCAAGAGTTAGCAGCAGCAGCCGATGACAACCACGTTAATGAAGGAGCTGACTTCAGCTATGTAAATCCTTCTGCGACAGTCAGGCTTTCAAATACGCACCAAATCGCAGCACAAGCAGCGCAAGTGTCAAACACACTTGAGGCTGTAGACACTGCCGGAAGAGATAGAGAATCTGCTTATGTAAAGATTTTGAAGTCTCTGGAGCAAAGAAGAGATATAGAGAAGTCCTTATTTAAGAATGAGGCTAAATCTACCTCTGACCCAAGAAAGACAGCAAAGTTCTTGTCCTACATGAGCAATGTTGTTCTTGAGTCAAATTCAGCAGTTGCTGCAAATGGAAACGGCTCAGCGGCAGCGACAATGTCGGGGACTAACGATGCGCTTGAATTGGCTGATATTGAAGGCGCAATGAAGTTAGCGTATGACGATGGTGGACAGCCAGATATGCTTGTTCTAAGTCCGGCTAACAAAGTGGCTTTCAGCAATCTGTCTTCAGGTTCAGTTGTAACTAATCAGTTGCATATGACTGCACCAAATGAGGCAGCAATAATAGGTTCTGTATCTCTGTTTTTAACAGATTTCGGAACTCTAAACGCTGTTATTGATAGAAATGCAACAAACACAGAGATACTTCTGTTGGATAGTGACTACTACGCAATCGGTCACTTACCAGGCAGAATGTTTCAAGTGTCTGATGTAGCTCCTACTGGTGACACAACGAAGTTTGCAATCATCTCTGAGTATTGCTTAATCAATCGTGCGCCAAAGGCTCATGCTGCGGTGTTTGATCTAAACACTTCATAAGTATAATGGTGGAGGGGGTGTAAAAGCCCCCTCTCCTCTTGAGGATATAATGAAAAAAGTATTACTAAGTAAAAACCCACACACGGGCAAAGAGACATGGATTGAGGACACTGTTGATGGTCTTCAGGTCAATACAAAAGTAAACGTGTCTCCTGTGCTTGATTTCGCTAAGAAGCAAGAGGGTGAATATCGTTATGGGTCGTTGATTGGCAACACCCAAAAGCATCAACAAAAGATAGCTGAGATACCAGCCCCTTTATTCTTTGAATTACAGAAGAAGTTTGGTCATTTCAAGCACAACAAAAAGAAGTGGCTTAAATGGCTGCAAAACCCTGAGAACAAACATTTTAGAACTACTGGTGGTCGATTAACATGAGTTTAGATACCTACTCTAACCTACAGACTTCAATAGCTAATTTCCTAGCAAGGGATGATTTAACAACCAATATCCCTGACTTCATTTCATTAGCCGAAGCCAGAATGTCAAGAGAGTTAGATACACGATCACAAGAGACTTCAACGACTGTATCAACTGTGGCTGGTACAGAAAGCTACGCTCTACCTACAGACTTGCGTGAAATACGGGTAGTAAAGATAAACAGCAACCCCAACAAGGTTTTAGAGTTTGTTACACCTGATACCTTTTACAAGACACATAGTTCAGAAGGGCAAGGCACTCCCGTGTCTTACACAATCATAGGCACAAATATCCATGTGCGTCCTATACCTGACTCTGTGAATACAATAGAGATAATATTTGGTAACGGCATCACAAGCCTATCCGACTCCAATACAAGCAACACAGTATTAACACGCCACCCAGATTGTTATTTATATGGGTCTCTCGTTGCTGCTCATACGTTTTTGATGGATGAGCCTAGAGCTACGCAATATGATGCGTTGTTTAGCAGAGCCTTAACTGAGGTCAAAAGAGATACGCAACAGGCTCGATTTGGTGGCGGTGCATTAACAATGAAACAGGACTTTGGTGCTACATGATACCTTTCGGAGAGTGGCTACCTGACCAAGCCCCATTGAACTCAAGTGGTGCAACAGTGGCTACAAATGTTATAGCTGCTGCAAGAGGATACAGACCCTTCTTGGGATTAGCTACCTTGTCACAAGCTGCTGATGCCTATTTGCGAGGGTTCTTTGCGACTGTTGATAGTGCTGGCACAGTGCATTTATTTGCCGGAAACGCTACAAAACTATTGAAGTTCAACGCTGGAACAGCAGCATACGGCTCATGTTAATTATAGCTCTAACACGCACCCATCAAGAGTACGATGGAGTCAGATAAACGATGCTGACAGTTGGACTATAGGAAGCAATCAGGCTGATATCCAAGATATACCTGATGCCGGAAATATCACTGGCTTAGTGGGCGGTGACTTTGGCGTTGTCTTATTGGAGAGAGGTATTGCAAGGATGCAATATGTTGGCTCTCCCTTGATCTTTACCTTTGATATGGTGGAGACAGGGCATGGGTGCGATATACCTAATTCAATAGCAGCCCTTGCGCCAACACAGATATTCTATTTGGCATCCGATGGCTTCTTTATGTTTAATGGAGAGCGATCAATACCTATTGGTTCTGAAAAGGTAGACGAGTTCTTTCTAAATGATGCGTCACCCCATGAACTTGATAGATTAAGCTGTAGCATAGACCCTGAAAATCAGGTTGTAGCGTGGTCGTATGTATCGAATGAAAGCAGTACAGGCGCACCTAATAAGATAATAATGTACAATTATGCTGTTGGTCGATGGTCATTGGCTGAGTTAGACCATGAGTTTATAGGCACAATTATATCGCCTAGTTTTACACTTGAGGCATTGGCTACCATATCGAGTAGTATTGATGCTTTGGGTACGTCTTTGGACTCACGTTTTTTTAGAGGCGGTCAGAGTGCCTTTGCTGCGAGTTCTAGCAGTAAGATTGCGTCCTTTACAGGAGAAGCGTTGGCTGCAACATTGGAAACAGCAGAGTTTGAGCCAGCAAAACTAAAGAAGTCACTCGTAAAGAGTGTTACACCCTATGTTACATCGAAAGATGTAGCTCCTACCCTCACTGTACAAGTGGGGTCTCGTTCTCGACAGATAGATACTGTTTCGTTCACTGCGACTGCCAATTTGAACACTGATAACTTTGTACCCATCAGAAGTAATGGTCGCTATCACAGAGTACGGGTAAATGCTAGTGGTGGCACTTGGCGTTATGCGTTAGGAGTAGATGTTGAGACAGCCAGTCTGGGAAGACGTTAATGGCTAATTTCAACTTTCTGCGCCTACCTCAAGCTGGGGGAACGCCTAGAGAGGTTAGCAGTGCCGTAAATTTACTGCTCGAAGGCAAGCTAAACTCTACTGGGTCTTTTACTCTAACGGCAAGTGCCACAACGACTACAGTCACAGATTTAAGGGCTAGTAGTGATAGCATAATTTTATATAGCCCATTGACTGCCAATGCGTCAGCAGAAGTAGGCAACGGCACAATATTTATATCTGCACGAAATAAACAGAATTTCG